CCTTCCAAATCATCCGCACTGACAGGAAACGCACAGGCATCCCACTTCTCCATGGGCATCCAACGGACGCTCTGCTTCACCCACTGGTTCAGCCGGAGCTGCCGGAAGGAGTTTTCCTCACCCGGATTCTGCCGTGCAGAGTTGCAGGCGTCCTTTACCTTTTCGATGGGCACGGTTATGCCCAGGGACGGGTTTGCCTTTTTCCATACTTTTGGGTCAGTCCAGTCTTCTGACTCATCCGCGCCGTAAATCACAGGATAGAAGGTCGTATCAATCTTCCGGCCTTCCAGGATGTCCTTTGCCTTCTGGTGGGTTTCATAACAGATGCTGTGAGTATCTGTACCCGCCGTGGTTATCAAAAAGTACAAAGGCTGCATCCGGGCATCCCCGGAGCCTTTGGTCATGACGTCAAACAGTTTCCGGTTCGGCTGGGTATGCAGCTCATCGAAGATGACCCCGCTGACGTTGAACCCGTGCTTGGAATATGCATCTGCCGAAAGCACCTGGTAAAAACTATTGGTGGGAAGATAGATCAGCCGCTTCTGTGAGGCCAGTATCTTCACCCGCTTGTTCAGCGCAGGACACATCCGCACCATGTCGGCAGCCACCTCGAATACGATGGAGGCCTGCTGCCGGTCTGCCGCGCAGCCGTACACCTCTGCCCGTTCCTCCCCGTCGCCACAGCACAAGAGCAACGCCACCGCTGCGGCCAGTTCACTCTTGCCCTGTTTCTTGGGTATCTCGATATAGGCAGTAGTGAACTGGCGGTAGCCGTCAGGCTTCAAAATCCCGAACACGTCCCGGATGATCCTCTCCTGCCAGTCGATGAGTTCGAAAGGCTTACCGGCCCATGTTCCTTTGGTATGTTTCAGGCATTGGATGAACTGCACAGCGTAGTCAGCCTTTGCCTTGTCGTATTTGGAACCCTTCGCCATGAACTTCGTCGGCTTGTATCCCCGCAGTTTCCGCAATGCCCTCACCTCTTCACGCAGTAAAAAAGGCTTGCTTTTTAGCAAGCCTCAAAATCATTATTCCTGTTATCTATCTTTTTCTTTGGTGGTGGAAACTCTCTTTTAAACATATAATCCATAATCTTATACAATTGATTGAGAGCTCTGTGTAACAATTCTGCTTCGTCCAAATCTACCCCGGCCTTTCCACGATGAACCACATTACATCTGATTTGATAATAATATTGGATGACCGATAAATAAAATCTGAGATTCTCATTTGAATCATTAACTCTAACCGTATATGGAGAACTACTGTTAACAACGATCATGCGTTTTCTGTCCTCTTTAGGTACATAGAGTTTCACCGCCTCTTGGAAAAAAGAATCTTTAGCAAACTCTTCTCTTTGCTCAGGTAATTTATTTCTGGTATCTATTAAGTATTTCATGGAATTATGTCTGTCAATAATGGTCCAAAGAAACGTAAAGGCCATCTGTTCCTTAAATAGAGTAATTACATCAGGGGTTAGTCTATGAAGCTCTCTTAACTCATCGCTTTTAGCGGCATTCAGCAACTCTGTATCTTCTATTTGTGCCTTTTCAATAAAGTGCTTTAAATAACACATGCCTTCGTTAAATAGCACATCTTTATACCCATGCCATTCGGGTGAATCATATGGGGAGTGATACTCCTCCATCGTTCGTCTTTTAATTGTTAGTTCAATTCCACCTCTAACAGAATGCGTTCGTTGCTCCTCTTTGGTTATTATTTCCAAAACGTTTTGTACGGCAACCAGTGCATTAACTTTAATTCCATCTTCCGTTTCTATAACCTTCCAGTGATACAAAGAATCTGGTTCGATAGAATCAATTGCAGTATATCCAGTTTCTTCCTTACCTTTTTTGAAATATAAAATATTGCCTTTAATAGATTCCTTATGCTCTTTGCAACTTCCCTCGTCAACCAAAATCGGAAGTCCATCTTTATCAAACAATGCCCCTTTAACTGATGCCTCCGGGTGTTTTTCAACGATATTCTTAATTTTATAATATGCAAGTTCACCCGGTTTAAAAAAGCCATAAGCAAAAAATGGTAATGCTTTATTCATATAATCACTTCCCCTACAACATAATCTTCTGTTTATATTTTACTATAAACTTATATGAAGAGTCACATTATATTTTTGAAGTTAACATAAGCCATCACGATAAAGCAACCAACCAAAAAAGGCTCCCGCTTTGGAAGCCTTCTTTTTTTGCTTTTTACAGTAAATCTACCAAAATCTCCAGTTCATGTTCCAGCCGTTCCAGTTCCTGCTGGATGCACTGTATCCGGAATCCGTTCCGGCACTCGCGGCCTTCCCGCCGGAGTCTGCGGATTTCATTCTTCCGTTGCAGGATAATGCGCTCGGCATTGTCCTCGCCTTCCATCACGGTGGCGTAGTCCTTTTCAAACCGGGTCTTGGCGGCTGTCCGTCTGGCTTTCTCATCCCCGTGCAGGATGAAGTTCACATACTCGTCGCGGTTCTCTTCAATGAAAATTACCATATCGTAAAGCCGCATCTTCAGCCCAATGCGCTGCACCGTGTAGGTGTCCAGCATGTTGGTCTTGCCCGTATCCCGGACTTGCAAAATCTGCTCCCGTACCTTATCTGTCATCACTGCACACCTCCCAGCCCATCAAAAGCTTCATGTACACGTTGGTGTACCGCTGTTTCTCGCTGCCGTCGCTCCCGAAAATCGCGTCAAGGAAATAATCCATCGCAGCTTTCCGGCTGTCCCAAACCTGCTCCTCGCCGTAGCAGATTGTCTTGACCGTCTTCAGCTTCTGCACCACATCTTCGCCGTACACTACGTTGAGGCCTGAGCCGTTGTCCCACCGCATCAGGCGGCTGCCCGTGTCGTCAACCCCCATGACCGTTCCTTTGGTGCCCGGAGGCGGGGCCTGCCGGTCATCCATGCTGACCAGCTCGACCCGCGTCCCCTTCGGGAATTCCTGCCGTATATGTTTTACCGTCTCTCTGCTCGGGAATCTCATCTTAAGCCTCCTGTTCTGCCGTTTCGGCCTGTTCTTCTGCGGTGGTGCGGAATGCGGATGAACCTTCCAGCCTTTCTAAAAGGCGCTTGCGGGTTTCCTTGTATTCCGGCCCGATGAATCCCAAGCGAAGAAGGAAGCACCGGAATGCGTATTTCTCATTCGGTACTTCCTTCTCTTTAGCTGTGATCCGTTTTGCGTTTTTGGCCATCTTGCAGATGGTCGTGATAAAGTGCATGACCGCCATGCTTTCCCCGCTGCCGAGCATCCGCTTGAACCAAGGGAATGCCACCCGGTCTTCCGTGAGGACCACGATGGGGTCTTCGCAATCCAGCGCCTTTTTTATCAGGCCTGCCTTGCTGGCCAGAATCTTTTCGAGGTTGTCGATCTGGGTTTCCGTGAAGTCTGCCCTCGGCATCGTCAGGGTCCAGGAACCTTCCGTCATCTCTTCCTCAGCCTTGGGTTCGGTTTCTTCCACCGGGGTTTCCGTTTCCGGCATCTCGATTTCGAATCCCTGTTCCCTGAGGGCCGCCGCCAGGTTCTTCATCCCGGTTTCGTCTTCCGTGGTGATGCTGCCGTCGCGTTCCACCGTGTAGCTCCCCACCGTGTAGGTGAATGCCGGCGCCCCGTTGTACTTCGCGGCCTGCCCGGTAATCTCTGCGATGGCCTTTACTAAGTTCTTCCTGTCCTTGCCCTGTGCGTTTGTCTTTGCGTTCATTTTCAAATCCTCCGTTTTTTGTGTTTTTTACCTTTCGGTACTGTATATATCACTCTAAACGCACATAAAGTCAAGTTGTATTTTGTAATTATTTGATATATTTTTAAGATTTTTACAGCAATATAAAAGAGAAATTACTATCTCAGAATTACAGAAAAGTCAAGTCATTTTTTAAGAAATCCATATATATTTTTGACTGAAATCTGTATCTCAGATTATGGAATAAGTCAAGTTATATTTTTGGGTTCCTTAAAAAATAACAGAACAGAAAAAGGAGCCTTTCGGCTCCCTAGTTGATCCGGTTCCTTATTCGTTCATCGCCCACTGGATGGCGTGACCGCCGTCTGCAAAAACCTCCTGGCTCATGGCGACCAGGTTCAGCCGACACTCGATCTCGTCCAGCCCGGTCTCTTCCGGCGTGTCGACGAACTCGTAAACCGCTGCGATGAATCCCTTCCAGCCCCGGTCGGTGACCAAAACTTTGTCGCCCATCTTCAGGACCGCCCCTGTCATGGCGTTGAGGTCCATCCCCAAATCTTCCATCGTGGTGGTGTTCGGCAGGCGGTAGCGGGCTGCCTTGTTCTCTGTGTATCCGTTCATTTTGCTTGCCTCCT